CATAGTAGAGGTCCTGTTGGCCGAGGACGCCGCCTTGAAAGCGGTCGGGGTTAATAGCCTTCGCAGGTTCGATTCCTGTCTCTACTGTTTCTTATAAATACTCAAAAGTCTCTGTGACGAATGGGTATTCAAATAAACGGACAGACTGATATTATCTCTGCGACTGATGGAAGTCTGACTGTTTCTGGTGCTGCAGGCCAATCAAACGCAGACCCAAGCATCGCCGGTGCAGGCGGAGCAAACACCGGTGGTGGCGGTGGTGGAGTAGGTCACTATGGAACATCTGGTTCCGGTGGTTCCGGTATTGTCATCATCGCTTATCCTTCATAATTTAATAATTCCTTAAGCACTATCACTAAACCCTAACAAACTTGACAAAGTAAAAATACCCAGTATTATAACTAATAATGTTCCATACAAATCCCAAATGGACGATCATACTTTTAATAATTGGGTGAAAATTAAAGCAACATTTGAAGCATCTGGTAATACAAATAATATTTTTTACAGAAGAGCGTGTGAGGTAGTTAAAACAAAAAAAGATCCGCTAGAAAAACTTTTTAATGACAAAAAATGATGGAACCATTTGACGAAGACTACGCGACTCACACAGAAGTTCGGGAGATGATCGATGCTGCTATCAGAAGACACAACCGCAATGCTTCTATCATTAGTATGTGCGTCGGTTGGGTGGTTCTTGCTTTATTTGCTGAAGGACTATTGAGACTTGTAGGAGTTATTCCGCCATTACTGCCATGGCTCAACATTACGCTGAAATAATCGGTATAATTTTACTTTTGATATTTTCTGCCACAATGTTCTATCAAGGAACTTGTATTCTAAAAGGGCAGCGTGGATATTCTTTGAGAAACTATCTAAATCAAGATAGCACTAATATGCGTAAAAGAATAGAAGAACTACTCAAAGACAAATGACCGAAGAAGATTTACAACAATTACAAGAAATCGTGTTTAACCAAAAGATGAATGAGTTATTTGAAGAACCTTCTACTTATGAGGACGAAGAAGATGAATAATACTGCATTGTCTGCTATTCTATTATTTTCTGCGACTGCATTGTTTATTCAATGGGGTCTTATAAATGCCTACCCAAATTAAACAAAGATATCAATTTGCGATGACTTGCTTTGTAAGGTCTTATGGTAGAGGTGTCTTAAACGACAACTATATAAAACAGTTTTGTCAAGAATGGTCTCACTGGGATGTAACACCACCATTGGATGATACGGTAGACCAATACTTTCATTACGAATATAAAACTTGGAGAGGAATATGATTTTTAAGATTGTAGAGTTTTTAGCAGAGAGTCCAGTCTGGTTAGGACTTTGTGCAGGGGGCTTGATTATTCCGCCGATTATAGGTATAATGCTTATACACCGCAATAAATAAAGGTGAAACGGGGTGTAGTAGAAAAGTTATAACTCTGCGTTTGGGACGCAGCGAAGGGGGAGCATTACCTCCCACCCCGATCGCCAGTTTCTTGACTGGCACACTTGACACAAAAGTCTCAATCTCTTATAATACTAGGGTAAACAAACAAAACAATGTCTCTGATCCAAAAGTTCAAGAAAGATGTTAGCACTCTTCGTCTTGCTGCTAACGGGGAAATCTACCTTGATGTAAAGAATCCGAAACTTTATAAAAAGGTGCGCCGCTATTATGAAAATGTCGGCGTTGTATTTTCTGGCGACCCACTTGATGACTATGAAATGCTTATGGAGTATGTCGCTGGTGATCTTGAAGCAGTCGAAGCATGAAACCCAAAGTTCTTCTTGAGCGTGAAGGATACCGCTTCATTGAAGCAGGTATTCTTGAGATAAATGGTAAACCAGATTATCGTATGCAAAAACAAAATGAGTATACAAAACGCTGGAATGACATTTATCTCTTTGATAATCAAATGCAGTGTTTGACTGCTATAGAAGATCATCAATATTGCCGATGGCTTGATCCAGACAGAGTTTCTGCTTATCGTAAGTATACATAGTCACGGATGGACTTAAACAGCACTGGTCGGGAGCAAACCCCTTTATGAAAAACACTGATGTATTCCGATACATTGGAAATTTTCTTCTTTTATCTGGATATTTTGTTCTGATATGGGGAGATCCAAAAGTTGGATTGCTTGTAAAATGTATTGGAAATGGATTTGTCATTCCCTTTGCAATCAAGTATAAGTTTTGGGACATTTTGATTCTGTGTGGTTTCTATGCAGCAATTGAGATTCCGAAACTCATTCAATTATCCTTTCCTAGTTTGTCTGTAAACTAGGTGGTGGAACCAAAGACCCCCTTATGCCCTCGTCGTATGGGCATTATAAATGACGACTGGTGCGGATGGAGGTTACTCCCGCCTAGTTTCTTGCTTCTAGTTAAAAAGTAAGTGGCGAGCCTGCAAAGACACATATAAACATGTAAAGGTGGGTTGCATAAACCCACCTTTTTTAGTATAATATATAAAAGGACTTGAGAGTATTATATGCTTGCGAATGATGACTTAGGTAATCTTGGAAGACTTGGAAACCAGCTGTTTCAATACACTGCTTTGCGTGGTTTAGCAGCAAGGCACGGATATGAGTATTGTTTACCTCCAAGAGAAGTTGTAGCGACAAGAGATGATAATTGTAGAAAATCAGATACTACAATATTTGAAACTTTTAAATTACCTGATGCTCCTCGCCATGTTACAAACTTTCAAAAAATAATGGAAGCAAACTTTGGTCTTGATCAAAATCTTTGGGATCATTGTCCAGACAATATCAGTCTTTATGGATACTTTCAAACGGAAAAATATTTTAAACATATTGAAGAAGATATTCGTCAGGCATTTACTTTTGTTGACGAAATTAAACAACCTACTGAAGAAGCATTTCAATCAAACTTTGGGGATACTGAAGTTATAGCAATTCATCTTCGTAGAGGTGATTATTTAAAGTATCCACATCATCCTGTTCAAGAACTTGAGTATTATGCTCAAGGATTATCTCATATGCCTGAAGATATTCCTGTGATGGTATTTTCTGATGGCATTGAATGGTGTAAAGAACAAGAACTTTTTCAAGGCGATCGTTTTATCTTTGCTGAAGGAAACAGCACTGGAGTTGATCTTTGCTTACAGGCACTTTGTTCTTATCATATCATTGCCAACTCTTCATTTTCTTGGTGGGGTGCTTGGTTGGCAAAAAGTAAAAAAACTGTTGCTCCTAGTATTTGGTTTGCTGGTCCAGACGCTTTTAAAGATTTGAGTGATCTTTATCTTTCAGACTGGATCATCATTTAAAAATAAATATTCAAAAAGTTGTACTTATGAAAGTCGTTATTCCAATGTCTGGTATGAGTAGTAGATTTTCTGCTGCTGGATATACTATACCAAAATACCTGATAGAAATTGACGGCAAAAAAGTCATAGAGCACATTGTAGATTTATATCCCAAAGACTCTGAGTTTATTTTTATCATTAACGACAAGCATCAAGAAGAAACCGATATTATTGATATTCTGAATAAGTTAGTAGAAAAGAAAGAGATCGTCACAATACCTAGACACAAAAAAGGTCCTGTTTTTACTGTGTCTGAGTTTGAGGATTTGATTGATGATGATGAACAAGTCATTGTTAATTATTGTGATTTTTCAATGTATTGGGACTATCGTCATTTTAAAAAGTTTGTGGACTTTACTGAATGTGATGGATGTGTTATTTGTTATACCGGATTTCATCCTCATATGTTAGGTAGTGATAATTATGCTTTTTGTAAAACGGATGAGAGTAATCAGATTTTAGAAATACGTGAGAAGCAACCATTTACAGATAATAAGATGTCTGAGTTTGCTTCGACTGGAACTTATTATTTTAGAAAGGGAAGTTATGTCAAAAAATACTTCAAGCAATTGATGAATGAAGATCTTAATATTAATGGTGAGTATTATGTAAGTCTTGTTTATAATCTTTTGATTCGTGATGGATTAGTGAATCTAGTTTATGAGATTCCTTATATGCTTCAGTGGGGAACTCCTTTTGATCTTGATGTTTATAATAGTTGGTCAAATTATTATCGTAAAGCATTAGAGGGGCAAAAGGAAGTCAAATTGGAAAATTGTATTCTTGCTCTTCCTATGGCTGGAGCAGGAAGTCGTTTTTCTAAGGAAGGTTATGATGTTCCGAAACCATTTATTCCTGTAAATGGAAAGATTATGGTCGAACAGGCAGTTAGATGTTTGCCAAAAACCGATGATGTTATCTATGCTTGTCTCAAAGGTCATCAGTCTCCTGGACAAAATACAGTATGGATTGATGAAGTATTAAAAGGTCAAGCTTGTACTACAGAACGAATTATTGATATATGTAATTCGGAATCTTCTATACTAATATCTGCGTGTGATAATGGTGTATTTTACGATGCTGATAAGTTCTTAGAGTTGGTTGAGGATGATACAAATGATATCATTGTCTGGACCTATCGTAACAACTATACAAGTCATCTACAACCAGAAGCATATTCTTGGGTTAAATGTGATGAAGAAGAAAATGTAAGTTACGTTGATGTTAAAAAGTTTAGTGGAACTGATCCAGTTAAAGAGTTTGCGATTACTGGAACAATGTTTTTTAGATCTCGTCAAGTTTTTCAACGATCTCTTTCATCTCTTTATGAAAATGATGTAAGAGTAAATGGTGAGTTTTATATTGATAGCATGCTCAATGAAGCAATCTCACTAGGATATAAAGTTAAGAACTTTGAGATAGACAATTATATTTGCTGGGGAACACCTAATGATTTAAAAACCTACGAGTATTGGCAAAGATTTTTTAATAAAGTTGAATGGCATCTTTATGAATATCAAAATGACTACTTTACCAATTGATAAAAATATAAATGCTGTTTTAATGCTTCATTGGGGATGGACAGATCTTTTACAACACGTTGGAATGGTCAGATATTATCAGACGTTGTATAAGTCAGTCTCACTCATATGTTTGCCTCATCAAAAAGAGTTTCTTGAAGCACTTTATCCCAACTTTGATTTAATTTTTGTTTCATCTCCAGATCATGGAGAAATTGATTCAGTCGCAAAGAGACTTTTTGATGAAGATTATTTGTTTCTTTTAGATGGACATCAATGCTCACAATGTTTTACTCTTGCTTGTTTACGACAAAACTTTGATCCTCAATCTGAAATACAAAAAATAAATTGCGATTCTTTGAGTAAAACTTGTCTTCATCAAATATCTCAAATTAAAGAGATGGACGCAAATGATCCAGACTTTGATGAACGTATTGGATTTTATACTTTGTCGGGATTAGATCATTCGATTGCTTTTGATTATTTTAAAATTATTAGAGATCACATTGCCGAAGAAAGTAAATACAATGATCTTGTTTCATCTCAAAATTATTCTGTAGTACATTATATTAATGGAATGGATCTTTCAAAGATACAATATCCATTAGTATATTTGAATGATCAATCATCAAAAATTATTGATATGATTAAGGTGATTGAAAACGCAAAAGAAGTTCATTTGTATGATAGTCTTTATGGAATACTTTGTTATTTTTTATATTTTTCTGGACAACTTAAAGGACCTAAATTATACTTACATAAGTATGTTAGAATGAAAATACCAAAGTTTTTTGACTATCAAAAAATGGCAAACTCTGGAGATTGGATTGTTCTATGAGTAAAATATATTATTGGAACGATGGAAGAACAAGACTGATTAAGGAAAAGGATGAGAATGGTAGAGATATAGAAGTCTCATATTTCTTTTCAGTTCAGTTTGTTGGTCTCTCAAAACATTATCCACAACCGTTAATATACTCTCATCAGACTCAAAAACTACATCTTCCAACCAAAGAAATGTTTATGTCTTTGGGACGTGGAACAGTCTATGAGCAAACTATGGAATATGAAGTAAAATACCCTCTTAGGTTTGAAAACTTCTGTTCGGTTCCTGTATTTTACTTTGTGTATAATATGGCGAACTATTATCATTTTATCTATGATACCTTACCATATCTGTATTCATATTTCAATGAGAAAGAGATTCATCCAGATCTGAAACTTCTTGTAAGTCCTCCAGAGGGTAAAGATGACTTATATCCCTTTGTCTGGGAGTGCCTGGAACTCTTGGGAATAGAAAAAAAAGATGTGGTGTTTCTTAACCCAGAAACTCTTTACAACACGGTTGTGGTGGGATCTTCGTTGACTCACAATGGTCTTTCCAACACTCCACCACATTCAGGTGTATTTGATATTATCAACCGTATGAAGGGAGATCATCAAGGACCTGAGAAGATTTATGTCTCACGTAGAACTTGGTTACATAATAACTTTGAAAACATTGGAACCAACTACACTGAACGTCGTCGTTGTGTGAATGAGGATGAAGTAGCAGAACTCTTCAAATCTCAAGGATATGAAGAAGTCTTCTGTGAAAATATGACAATGAAAGAAAAAATAGGATTATTTAATTCAGCAAAGTATGTTGCTGGACCTATAGGTGGCGGTATGTGTAATGTAATTTTTTGTTCATCAGAAACAAAAGTCATTTCAATCAATAGTCCTCTGTTTTTTGATATTAATAAACGATTCGAATATTCAATGTTTCATACTCAACTTTATCATTTTAATGATACTGAGTTCATTGATAAGGTGGAAGAGAGTGTTGAAAGTGATGGAGCACTATCAATTTCTGGTGGTCTAAACTCTCCTTGGAAGGTAGATCTAAATAAACTAAAAACATTTCTTAACAATGTCTGAAATACTAGAACTAGCAAAAGAGATTAGCGAATACACCATATGTGGTGAAGGTAATGTTTCAGTTAGAGTAGATGATAATACTTTCTTAATCAAAGCAAGTGGAACAAGTCTTCATACTCTATCTAACGAAGACCTGTCTTTATGTAATACAAATGGAGCACAAATAGAATTGTCTCATAAGAAACCAAGTATTGAAACTTCTTTTCATGCTTGGATTATGAAAACTTTTCCTGAAATAAACTTTATTGCTCATACTCATCCACCACATACAACAAAGATTTTGTGTTCTGAAGCAATTTATGATTTTGCCGAACATCGTTGGTTTCCTGATCAGATTGTAAGAAATGGAATCAAGTCTTGTATAGTTCCTTATGCTCCACCAGGACAAGCAATTTTAAAATTAGTCGAAAAGCACGTTTCTAAGTTTGTTGATTATGAAGGATTTTTTCCAAAGTTGATTCTACTTCAAAATCATGGTATAATTACAGCATCTACATCTAAAAAAGATTGTGCTGCCGCAACTTTAATGTGTGAAAAGTCTGCTGATATTTTTATTGGAGCAAAACTTCTGGGTGGAGTTAAGTTCCTGACTAAACAAGAAGTTGCTGATGTTGATACTTGTCCAAATGAAAACTATCGGAGAAATATGTATCAATGAAAGTCATTTATGTTGATATTGATGAGACCATTTGTCATCGGGAAACTTCCGTTGACTTTGGCACAACTCACGATTATACTAAAGCAATACCAATTCAAGAAAATATAGAAAAAATCAATAAACTTTATGATGAAGGTCATACAATTGTTTATTGGACTGCTCGTGGATCTAGAAAACAAATTGACTGGACTAAATTAACTACAAAACAACTCAATGCTTGGGGAGCCAAATATCATGAGTTGAGAGTGGATAAACCATTTTATGATTTGTTTATCGAAGATAAAGCATTAAGGATTGAAGAGTTATGATTCTTATATCTCATAGGGGGAATATTCGTGGACCTGTTCCTGAAAAAGAAAATCGTCCAAGTTATATTGATTGTGCTATTGGCAGTAAATATTATGTAGAAATTGACGTTCGTTTAATTAATGGTGAACTTTGGTTGGGGCACGATGAACCACAATATAAGATTGATCATAATTGGATAGAACATCGTAAACAATATCTTTGGATACATTGTAAAAATCTTGAAGCAGCAAAAGAATGTTCAAAATATCAGTCATTTTGTCATACTGAGGATCCTTTTACTTATACATCAACTGGCAAAATCTGGTTACACGATCTATCCATGAAAGTTGATAACAATACAATTATTCCTTTGATTGATAAAGAAGAAGTTGAGTCGTTTTTTATTTTTACTGAAAGTCCTTATGGAATCTGTACAGACTATCCAGCATTGCTATGAAAACGTTGTTGTTTTTTGTATATGATGCTTTTGGGGATTGGATTTCTACAAATGGAATGATTCGTTATTTGTCTAAACAATATGATAAAGTGTATTTGGTCCATGATACTCCAGTTGTGATTCCATTTACCAGTCATATGTTTAGAGATAATCATAAGATTATTCCAATTCATGGAAGTGCCTTATCAGAGGAAAGTTATGACGTTATTGATGTTCGAATCCACGAAATTAATTATTGTCCAGCAAATAATGGAACATATTTCAACAAATTAAACAAGTTTGAAGATAATTCATTTCCAATTACTGATAATGCCTCTGCGTTTTATGCCGAATTGGGATTAAATCCTGAAATTAGAATATCTCATTTCTTTTATGAGAGAGACTATGAGAAAGAAGAAGAACTTTTTAAGTCTTTAAATCTACCATCAGAATACTCTGTTATTTGTGAAATGAATGAAGGTAGTATTAATAGGGAATATATTAAGCACGATAAAATTGTCAATCTTCATAATCTAACGGATAATTTTACTGATACTTTAAAAATTATTGAAAACGCAAAAGATATTCATTTAATTGAAAACTCAATATCTCTTTTTGTTTATCATACTCAACATATAGGAAAAATGAATCTCGTTCCTATTCATCTTCATGCATATGCTAGAAAAGAAAATCATCGTAGATGTGATGGTCCAGATTGTAATAATACATACTTAAATATGTTAAAATATCCTCAATTACAAAACTGGGATTTTATTTGGAAATGAAATATAAGATTGAACACGCCGGCGGTGATTTTATTTTTCATTGGTTTGTTTTAATGTTGGGTGCGTTAAAACAAATTGATCTTTCATCAAAGGTTGATGTTTGTACTGACTATGATGGAAAATATACTGTCTATCAAAAAGAAACTTTTCAGATTTTAGATGATATTATTAATCTAGTTCCAGATAATGGAGACTCGCAGTTTTTACCATCAATTAAATGTCTTGGTGCTAAAAATGACAGTGGAATACACACTGTTGATCCTACAGTTTATACATTTTTAAGAGATCTATTTCTATCTCGTCTTCATCGTATGAAGAAGTTTGATACTTTTGAATATGAAAAAATATACATTCGAAGAAACAAATCTCATTTATGTGAAGGAAACAAGCAAGATAATAGTGCCAAAAGAAGGCAAATTATCAACGAAGATGAATTAGTTAAAGGTCTTCAAGAACTTGGTATTAAATGTATTAATTTTGAAGATTATTCTGTTTCTGAAAAAATACAAATCTTTCAAGATTCTAAATGGATTATAGCACCACAAAGTGGAGGATTGGTTTTTTCTTTATTTTCTGGACCAAGTACAAGCATTATTGAAATATATCCACCAGATCCTCATCAATATTGTGATCATTATATTGATATTTGTAATGTTTTAAATGTTCCATTTTATAGATATAAAAATGTACAAAAAGTGGATTATTATGATAATATGATTGTAGAGTCTTCTGAGTTTATTAAATACTTAAGAGAATTAAATATATGAGTCAAAATACTATGGAATTAAAACCGTGGGGTTCTTATACTAATCTTTTGGATGAGGATTACACTAAGGTCAAAAAAATTGTAATTCATCCTGGAGAAGCACCTAGTTATCAATATCACTTTAAAAGAAGTGAGATATGGGTGATTGTAAAGGGAACAGCACAAGTCAAGATTGATGATGAAATCCATTATTATAGAGTTGGTGATGTTGTTTTTATTCCAAAAGAATCGAAGCACCAGATCAAAAATATTTGTGAAGAGGAATTAATCTTTATTGAAGTTCAGTTAGGAACTTATTTTGGTGAAGATGACATTGTGAGGTTAGAAGACAAATATGGCAGACTATAAAGTTCTTTTAACAACAAGTGGACTTGGATCTCGACTTGGTAATCTTACAAAGTTTACAAATAAGAGTCTAGTAAGAGTTGGTGATAAAGCAGTCATCTCTCATATTATTGAATCTTATCCACTAGATGTAGAGTTTGTAGTTACTTTAGGACACTATGGATCTCATGTAAAACAATATCTAACATTAGCGCATCCTGATCGCAGTATTAGTTTTGTTGAAGTTGATAATTATATGGGAGAGGGAAGTAGTCTTCTTTATTCCATTTCATTGTGTGAGGAGTATTTACAATGTCCTTTTATTTTTCATGCTTGTGATACTCTTCTTCCACAAAACTATATTTCTAGCATAGATTTTTCTTCAAATTGGTCAATTGCTGGAAAAGGAGAAAACAGTCAATCTTATCGAACTATTAATTGTGTCAATGGAAAAATCGCGTCAATCAATGAAAAGGGTGAACAAAACTTTGATTTTGTTTATGTGGGTGTTTCTGGTATTCAACAGTATGAAGTTTTTTGGAATGTTTGTAGAAGCACTCTCCAAAATATAAAAACAAGTGATTTAAGTGATTGCCATGTTATTCGTAAAATGAATGACTTTTTGGTGGTCTCTGTTGATAAATGGTATGATATTGGAAATATCGATGCTCTTAGAAGAACTCGTTCAGAAATAAAAGGAACCATACAAGTTCTTGATAAAGAAGATGAAAATATTTTTGTATTTAAAGACTTTGTAATCAAGTTCTTTCATAATAAAAAGATTTGTTATGATCGTGTATTAAGAAGTAAAAGTTTAAGTGGATTGACTCCTAAACTTTTAGACAGCACTGAAAACTTTTATAAGTATGAGTATGTTGTTGCGGATTTAATGTCCGACAACGTAAATCGCATTAAGTTTTTAAATCTATTAACTTGGGCAAAGGAAAACTTGTGGATTCCTAAGAAACAAGAAAACTTTTATGACAATGCTTTATCTTTTTATAGGGATAAAACTTTATTAAGAGTTGAAAAGTTTTTAGATAAACATAACTTATCTGATGATATTGATTATATTAATGGAATTGAAGTTCCTACAATAAAAAGCTTGATTTCAAAAGTAAGATTTGAAGAAATTATTGGTAAAACCCCAACTGGATTTCATGGCGACTTTATTCTTGATAATATTTTAATTTCAGATTCATTTACATTGATTGATTGGAGACAAGATTTTAATGGAGTAATTGAATCTGGTGATATGAATTATGATCTTGCTAAATTGAATCATAATTTAGTATTAAATCATGAGATGCTATATCATAATTATTTTCAAATTGATTTTTCAAAAGGTATCACTTGTGATGTTCATGTTAAAAAATCTTTGATTGATTGTAAGAGCATTCTTAAATCATTTTGTGAAGAGAATGATATTAACTTTAATAATATTGAGATACTCACTGCTTTGATTTGGATTAATATGTCTCCACTTCATGAACATCCTCTTGATATGTTTTTATATTATTTTGGTAAATATAATTTATTCTTATCACTATCTAAATGATATTCCCAAAGTATTACATAGGACCAATGAGTAAAAATGTAGTTGATTGTGTGATGGAGCACAGTCGAAAACACTCTATTGGTCTTATACCATCCAGAAGACAAGTGGATTATTGTGGTGGATATGTGAATAATTGGACTACGTTAGACTTTTTTGAATATCTTAAAGATACTGATATTTTACTTTGTAGAGATCATGGTGGACCTAATCAAGGATTGAATGTTGATGATGGGATTCAATCTTTTTTGGATGATTGTAGTAATCTTCATTTAATTCATATTGATCCATTTAAACATTCTGAGTCTATCTATGAGGCAGCAGAAAAAACAGTTTATTATATAAAATTATGTTTTTCTAAAAATCCTCATATTCTATATGAAGTCGGAACCGAGGAAGCAATTTTCAGATATGAACCTGAAGAATTAAGTTGGTTTTTAACTTGTTTAAAAATATTTCTTACAGAAGAGGAGTTTTCTAAAATTAAATATGCTGTGGTTCAGTCAGGAACTCGTTTAGATTTATCTACTAGAACAAATACTGGAAACTTTAATAATGGTAGACTTTTAAACTTTATTGAAGTTGTTAAAAACTTTGGATTAATGAGTAAAGAACATAATGGAGATTACTTAATTGATTCATTTGATGTTGAATTGAGATATGCCTCCGGACTAGATGCGATCAATATTGCTCCTGAGTTTGGTCAAATTGAGTCTGAGTTTTATTTGGAAGTATGTAAGGATAGTTCTTTATTTGATAAATTGTATGAGATATGTTATAATTCTGGGAAGTGGAAAAAGTGGATACTTGATATTGGTAGAGTGTCTAAAGACCAAATTATTATGACCTGCTGTCATTATGTTTTATCTGAGCAAGAGTTTATTAATAATATTAAAAGTTGTTTTCCAAATGCTGACAAGTTAATACAAAAAAGAATTACTTCTAAATTAAAATTATTAAATGAACAAACAAAAAACTATTGCGTTTGATTTAGATGATGTTATTTGTTTTAGATCAAATGAATATGAGCATCTTGGACCAGAAAAGTATTTACACTGTCAACCATATGAAGAAACGGTAAGGTTGATAAACTCTCTATATGATGATGGGTATAAGATTATTATATACACAGCAAGAGGAATGAGTCAATTTAACGGCAATATTATTGAGATTTATAGTAAGTTATATAACCAAACAAATGGTCAACTTAAATCTTGGGGAGTAAAATATCATCAATTAATAATGGGAAAGGCACATTATGATATTTTGGTTGATGATAAAGTTTTAAACTCTAATCAAATTACTAAAGAAACAATTCTAAACTTTTTAAAATGAAATACGATCTTGTCATTTCGATTAATGTTCATGAAAAACCAGAGTATTTGCTTACTCAAATTGAAAATATAAAACAATATGTTTCGTTGAAAACAAAAGTCATTCTTAATTGTAATGACTTTATGTTAAATGAACTGACACAAAATCCAATTGAAAATGTGGATGCTCATCCAGTTCCTATTAGTAAAAGAACTTTTCATGGATCTTTATTACAGGGAATAGTTTGTAATATGGATTATGCTTTGAATAATTATGATTTTGACTATTTTTTAGTAATGTCTTCTAGAGAGTTTTTTTATCGGAACTTAACAAGCACATCTCAAATAGAAGAACATTTAGTTGATGAAAGAATGGCGCCAGTCAGGACCGGTCCTCCTCCTGGTCGTATAGAAGAGTTTACTGTTCCAAACTATTATCAGGTTGGAGATTATGATCGTAGTGATTGGTGGTGGCACGTATTTAAATATACTAAATTATTTTCATATATCAAAGAAAATAATTTAAATTACTCACATTCGATGCATGAAGGAATGTGTTATTCTAAAAAAGTCTGTGAAGATATGATAGACTTTTTTAGGAATAATATAGATATTATGAGTGAACTGTTTAATTTTGATGGTTGTGTAGAAGAGTTTGCTCTACAAACAATTTCTGTAGCACTTCATCCAACGAAGAGTTATTACTATATTGGAAATGGATGTGATACAAAATCTTTGGATCAAGTGGATCCTACTAAGTTTACTTATAAGAGGGTTAGATAATCAATGGACAAATGTTTATTTGTAATTACTGGAGACACTTTTCGTATTGGTGGGCAACGATCTCCAGAAAGAGGTGGGGAAGATTCTTATAAAAGACAGAAATTAGCGACTTCATCACACAATCGTTTCTTTGAAAATATTGAAAAAAAGTTTGGTGTAAAGTGTGATTTATTTTTCAACATTTATAAGTGGGAAGATCAATATGATAATGATTTTATAAGTTGGTATGGTGATAGGGTTGTAAGTCTTAATTTTCATCCTTCAAGATTGGAAAGCGAACATGCTCTAGTATATGATACTGTAAATCGTTTAAGAGATTTTGGTCTGGATGATTATCGATTTATTATGTTAATCCGACCAGATTGGTATTTAAAAAAATACTTTGTAGAAATATTTGATATTGATGATGATCGAGTCTTATATGCTCATTTAGATGGTGGGTATAAAATGACTAATAATGATGGAGTTATAACTTTTGCCGATATTGATGGAAATCAAAATGATGTGCCTCAAATATGTCATTGTATTACATATTGTCCTCAAAAACATTTTGGTATTTTCTTAGATAATCAAGTTTGGCATTGGCACAATTCATTACTTCGTTTAAAAAATCATGTTTCTAGAAAAGAGATGGGATTTTTTATTAATACATTTCATTGGTGCTGTACAAGTTTAGACTGGAATCCCATTTATTCTTTGGTTGGTAGAGGAGAACATCTTGAATATAAAATGCCAAATATGGTTTATGATCTTGAGACAAACACAGTTAACTATACAGACACTATTGAAAGGTATAAGCATTTGATGTATACTGATACTATAGAAGAAAACTTAAAAGACTATGAATGAAATATCTTTAGCCATACCGTTTTATAATACATCAAGGTATTTTCAAGAAGCAATTGAATATGCCCTAAACAATGATTTTGTAAAAGAAATTGTTGTTAATGATGATTGTTCGACGAATGATGAATGGGAACAATTAAACAGTATTGTAAATACTCTGAATACAAGTAAAATAAAATTATTCAGAAATGAAGTAAATCTTGGAGGATTTAGAAACAAATATACTGCTGTTAAAAACTGTACTTGTGATTGGGTTTATCTTTTAGACAGTGATAATCATCCAACAAAAGATACATTAAGCATAATTCAATCGATAGAAAATCCAGATTCAGATATTTGTTATATTCCACAAAAACTTTTATTGTATAAAGATGATGGATATCGTAATGAAGTTTCTTATCATTTTAAATATGAAAAAATTGGAATCGATGAAGCACAAGACGCTCTTCTAAAAAAGACAAAATGGTTTGATTGGTTTTTAAATACAGGAAACTTTGTTTTTAATCGTGAGAAATATCTTGAAAAACTTAAGTCTGGATTTGATAATTTAAATGAACCTGTTTATGCTTGTAGTATTGCTTTTTCTTATCATTGGATGAGTAAAAATGGATATTATAAGGTTGTTCCAGGTATGGAATATTATCATCGTTTACGTAATGATAGTTATTGGAACTCTTGTGGAAATAATTCAGATATATCAGCACAATACTATCATCAACGAATTATTAATTTGATATGATTACTGTTGTTATACCTTATTACAATAGTGAAAAATATTTAGAAAAAACTTTAAAACTTCCTTTAAGTTCTGATTTTGTTTCTGAAATTATTATTCATGACGATTGCTCTCAGTATCAGATAGAATCTACTGATTCCAAAATCAAAGTTTATAGAAATGAAACAAATCTAGGTGCTTTTAAAAATAAGTATCTAGCAGTTTCAAAAGCAACAAATGAATGGGTTTATCTTTTAGATAGTGATAATTATTTTTTTGATAATTCTTTAGAAGTCGTAAAAAACATTTTACCACAAAGAGGAAGATATTACTCACCATCACAATTACATTTAGTTGACGACGGTCTTGATTCAAGTTTAGATGGTAAGATTATGAAATATGATTTTGGAGTGGTTGATTCGAACAAAGCAAAAAGTTTATTGGAGGCAGGGATTGGAGAGTTTGAATGGTTAATTAATACTGGAAACTTTTTTATACATCGTGATGATTATGTGGAATTTATGAAAGATATTTTTGAAGATTCTTCATATCCATATTTTGAGGCTGATGCTATTGTTTTTTGTTATAATTGGTTAAAAAAAGGAAACACCATTGAAGTTGTTGAAGACTTATGGTATAATCATAGATTAAGAAGTAATAGCTACTCACATTCAGTTGGAAATAAAAATGCTGACTCCTTAAACTATCATAAAAAATTAATTACACAATTATGATTCGAATCGCTGAAGTTCCTCAAGAGTTTCTTCCTAAAATGCCAGTTCAGTATCCACCTCATCAAGGATACAGTCCTATGATTGAAGAGAGGGCATATTCTTTTTTTGCGACTCAAAGGGACCTTGAATCTGATTATATCTACATTCCAATTCAATGGACTTCTTGGCATATTAATCCTGGTGGTGAGTATGGACAAAACACTCAACCCCTAATTGATTATTGTAATCAACTTACGGAAAAATATCCAAATGAAAAGTTTTTTACAGTGGTCCAATATGATGGTGGAACACTAGTGCCAATTGATAATTGTCGTATTTTTGCTTCTTCTGGTAGTTTTAGCTCTCCTGTTGGAAAAAACTCTGTTTACGAACCAATTCCTCTTCTTTGTGATCCTCACGGGGGTGCTCCTAGAGAAGTGAGAGAATATAAGGTTGGATATGCTGGAAGAGATACACATCCTCTTCGTGTTAAAATGAATCAACTTTTATCGCATTTACCTCAATACAGGTTTGCGATTAATTTAGATCATAATCATACTGAGGTTTTTCGTGATGTTCTATATAATTCAGTATTTGCTCTTTCCCCAAGAGGATTTGGACCTGCTTCATTCAGAATGTATGAGGCAATACAAATGCGGTGTGTTCCCATTTATATTAGTGATGAGTTTTGGCTTCCATTTACAGAATACATTGAATGGGATAAAATGTGCTTATTGATTAAAGAAGATGAGATTGAAATGATTCCAGCAAAGGTAGATACTTTATTGGAAAGTGGAGAATATCAAAATATGATTGATTATGGGCAAGAAATGTATGAAAAACATTTGACTTGGGATGGATGCCTTAACACAATTGCGAGACTGGTATGCTAATTAATTTTACAAACTTATATAAAAAATACAATATGAACATTCGTGGTATTGTTCATATTGGTGCTCATTATGGTGAAGAAATACAAGAGTATATTGATAATGGTATTCAAAACATTACTGTTTTTGAACCATTATCCAATAATTTTGATATTCTTGCCAAAAGACTTCAGAACGTAAATGCGGATATTCAAGGACATCAAGTTGCTCTTGGAAGTCAGAAAAGAATGGCAACGATGTATTTGAGTAGTAATGAAGCACAAAGTAGTTCTATTTTAAAACCAAAAGATCATTTACAGCATCATCCAGATGTTCTTTTTAATGGGACTGAGGAAGTAGAAGTTGATCTTCTTGACAACTACGATCTTCGTAATGCTAATTTTATGAATGTTGATGTTCAAGGATATGAACTTGAAGTTTTTAAAGGTGCTAATGAAACTTTAAAAAACATTGACTACATTTACTGTGAAGTTAATCGTGGGGAGATGTATGAGGGTAATCCTATGGTTGAAGAACTTGATGAGTTTCTTGGTCAATATAGACTCAAAAGAGTGGAGACTCACTGGCCAGAAACTTGGTATAAGTGGGGAGACGCACTTTACATTAAAAATAAAGGAGAATGAATGATGCCTAAAACAAAGAAAACGAATGTTCCAGATCCTACAAGAGGAAAAACAAGACTGATTTGGGAACCCACTTATCAGTGGACAGTTAAGTTTTTTCAAGAACATCCAGAATTAAAAATTGGTGCTGAAATTGGTGTTGCGGGTGGTCAACACATTAAAGCAATTGTGGAAAATACCAATGTTGAAAAGATGTATGGTATTGATCCATATTATGATGAAGGTTGGGATATGCATGGATTTTTTGACGTGGATAAAGACTATGGTGGATTTGATGGTCTTTATGGTGAAGTTCGTGATATGTTGAGTGTTTATGGGGACCGAGTTGAATTAATTCGTAAAACATCTACAGAGGCAGCTCCAGACTTTGAGGATGGTTGTTTAGATTTTGTTTTTATTGATGGTTTTCATGACTATGAAAATTGCTTTAATGACATTAGTTTTTGGCATCATAGAGTTCGTGAAGGTGGATATGTGATGGGACACGATTGGGACCACGGAGCATATCCAGGAGTTCAGCAAGCAGTTGTTGAGCATTATGGTGATAAAGTCACGGGTATTCCTGGACCAGTGCATGTTTGGTATGTTCAAATATGAGAATCTGTATTCTTACAATAGCAACAAACAAATATATTCAGTTTGTTGAAAGACTTCTTGATAATATTGAAGAAAACTTTTTGAATGGGCACGAGATTGAATGTCTTCTTTTTACCGATCATGAAGTAGAAGCATCTGATAATGTAAGAGTTTGTCAGATTGACCACGAACCCTGGCCAATGCCTACTTTGAAGAGATACAACTATTTTGTAAAAGAAAAGGAGTTTATCTCTCAGTTTGATTATTGTTTCTACTTTGATGTGGATATGGGTCTTGTAAATAAGGTGGGTGATGAAGTTTTGAGCGACCTTGTTGCCACCATGCATCCCTATCAGTCTTTCTATCCTAAAGAACAAAGATCTTATGATAGAAACCCAAAGTCACTAGCATATGTTCCTGTTGGTGAAGAAGGTGAATATTATTATGCTGGTGGATTTAATGGTGGATCTACAAAGAGATTTCTTGAGATGGCAGAGATTCTTGCTGACCGTGTAACCAAAGATCTTGAGAACGATGTTATTGCTCTCTGGCACGATGAGTCTCAAATGAATCGTTACTTAATTGATAATGCTCCGACACTTAGTTTGACACCATCATATTGTTTTGCTGAAGAAATGATGGGAAATCCAGATTATCCTTATGAACCTAAAATTATTGCTTTGAAGAAAAATCACAATGAACTTAGATCTTAGAGAAATACCTTTTTACTATGTTAATTTAGACGACGCAGTAGAAAGAAAAACAAAAGTAGAAAGCACTTTAAAAGAACTTGAGATACAAAATATCAATAGAGTTTCTGCCATTCGTCATAGTAATGGATTTGCTGGATGTGCTCAGACTGTTAGTGATTTTTTACATCAAATCACTGATGGTCCTTTTGTGTTAATTGAGGATGATATTGCCGTTAAAAACTGGGATCCAATTATAGAAGTTCCAGATGATGCTGATGCTCTTTATCTTGGGATTTCTGGGTGGGGAAGAATGAACGGACACTCTGGACCTTTTGTTCAGTGGGATATTGTTGATGAAAAACTTCTTCGTGTTTATAATATGTTGGGTGGACACGCAATTGTGTATCTTTCTTCAGAATGGGTCGAAATGGTAAGAAGATGCTGTCATCATGCAGGATATGTAATTCAAAGTTACTATGATATTCCAGTAGCAGAGGTTCAGAGATTTTTTAATGTTTATGCTTTAGATGATCCTTATTTTTATCAGACAAGTTCTGATGGAAATCAGAAAGTCACTTATGAAAAACTTTCTACTCAACAATCTTTGGAATGTTTTTCTTATATTCCACAATTATTTTTACCTGAAAAAATTAACTGATGTATATTGCTTCTTGTCCTTTGAGAGTTTCTTTATTTGGAGGATCTACCGATAATCCATACTTTGTTAAAAAGTATGGTAAGGGATCGGTAATAAGTTTTACATCAAATCTCAAAACTTATATTACCTTACACGAAGACAAACTTGGTTATAACATGCAAGGTCATAAGTATATTGTAAATTACTCTAAGAGAGAGGAAACTGAGTTTATTGGTGATATTAAAAATGAATTGGTTCGAATTGTTTTGAACTATTTTGGATGCTTTCCATTGACAGTGAGTATGACAAGTGATGCTTACTCGCAAGGAAGTGGTTTAGCATCATCTTCATCTTATATCATTTCTTTGATTAAATGTATTTCGATGTTTAATGAATTAAATCTGACTGATATTGAGATTTGTGAGTTAGCTCTTCAGTTGGAACAGGAAATGAATCCTTATTGTGGTTATCAGGATCCTTATGGATGTGGTATTGGTGGATTTAAAAAAATTGATTTTGAAAAAGGTGGAATTATTAAATATGACTTCTTATCTACCGAACTCTTTAAACATTATGATGTTCATTTGATTTTTACTGGAGTCACTCGAAACTCTAAAAATGTTTTACATGATGTAACCGCAAATATTGATAAATCATTACCTTTACTTCAAACAGTGGATGAGGCATATGATGCTTTGCGAAAAAAAGATTTTGCTTTATTTTTACAACTTTTAAATTATAGTTGGGAACAGAAGAAACAAACAAGTTCTTTAATTACTGAAAATCCAAAGATTCAAGAGATAGATCAGAATCTTACGGAGTGTAAAGAAGTCATCGCGCACAAGTTGTGTGGTGCTGGAAATGGAGGATTCTTTTTAACTTTTTCAGAACCAAATACCTTGTGCTTTTCTTATAAATCAATTAAAATAGACGTAGAATCGAATGGTGTAATGGGGTATAAAGTATGAATCCATTTGCTGAATATGTAAATGTGCTTCAGTGCGCTCATATGAGTAATGAGTTTGAAAGATTTCGTGAAGCATTTCAGAATCATCCAAGAATTATTATTTTAGGAAATGGTGGGAGTAATTCTGTTGCCTCTCATATCTCTCAAGACTATATGAAGTTTCATGGAAAGAAAGTATCAATTCTTTCAGATCCTTCAATGATTACAATGCTTACGAATGACTTTGGGTATGAAAATGCCTATCAAAAGTTTCTAGAGTATTATGTTGAAAGTGATACTCTGGTTATCATTATGAGTTCTGGAGGTGAGTCAAAAAATATGTTAAACGCTCAAGAATGGTGTGAAGTTAATAAAGTTGACTATGGAGTCTTGACTGGATTTGCTCCAAATAATAGTATTCGAACTAGAGCAACTAATGCTTTATGGAATTATTATATTAGTAGTGATGACTATGGTGTTGTTGAATGTGTTCATCAAATCTTTCTTCATGGGGTAGTATGAAATATTGTTTTGATATTGATGGCACTCTTTGTGATACTCCTAATAATGAGAAAGGTAAACCCGACTATCTAAACGCAAAACCAATTCCTTTTATGGTGGAGCAAGTCAATCGTTTGTATGATGAAGGAAATTATATTATTTTACAAACTGCTAGAGGTAAAGGATCAGGAATTGATCATACCGAACTTACAACAAAACAACTCAATGATTGGGGATATAAGTATCATGAGTTGTTTCCAATGTTTTGTAAACCAACTGCCGATATATTCATCGATGATAAGGGCATAAATGTTGAGGATTGGAAAAAAACTCAACCACAAATTAAAGGGATTATTGGAGGAGCATTTGATCTAATTCATCCAGGATATGCTAGAATGTTCAAACAATGTAAGCAATATTGTAATCATCTTACTGTCGCATTACATGAAAATCCGTCTTTAGAGAGACCAAAAAAGTTGCCTCCAGTTCATTCAATTGAAGAAAGAAAAGAAGTTTTACAGGCAATTAAATATATTGACGACATTGTTGTTTATCAATTAGAAAACACTTTTCTGTCTTATTTGAGTGATTATGATATTAGATTCTTGGGTGATGATTATAATGATGGATCTTATACTGGTAAAGATCTAGAAATCAAAATTGTCTTTATAAGTCGAGATCATGATTATTCTACAACAGAATTAAAAAGAAAAATTGTAAAATCTTGGAGGTAAAATGAAATCAATAGTGACAGGTGGAGCAGGATTCATCGGATCTCATATAGTGAACAAACTTTTGAATATGGGTCATGAAGTGATTGTCATTGACAATGAGTACTCGGACAATGATAGTTTTCATTGGAATGATCAGTGTCAGAATTACAAGTTGGATATATGTGATTACGAATCTACTCGGTCTCTTTATGATGGAGTTGATTATGTTTTTCATTGTGCCGCAGAAGCACGTATTGGACCTGCGATTGAAAATCCAACAAATGCTGTTCGAATTAATTCATTAGGCACTTGTATGGTTCTTCAGTGTGCTCGTGAGGCAGGTGTAAAGAGAGTAATGTATTCTTCGACTTCTTCTGCCTATGGTCTTGCTAATCAATCCCCGAATGTGGAAACACAACCAAATGATTGTTTAAATCCATATTCAGCATCTAAGGTATCTGGTGAAGAGTTTTGTAAAATGTATACAAGTTTGTATGCTTTACCGACTGTAATTTTTAGATATTTTAATGTTTATGGTGAACGAGCTCCACGTAAGGGTCAATATGCTCCCGTGACTGGTATTTTTCTTCGTCAAAAAGAATCAGGAGAGTCTCTTACTGTTGTTGGTGATGGTCAACAGCGTCGTGACTTTGTTTACGTTGGTGATGTTGCGAACGCAAATATTATGGCAGCAATTTCAAATCCAGAACCAGAAGCATTTGGTCAGATTTATAATGTGGGAACAGGTAATAATTATTCTGTTCTTCAAATTGCTCGAATGATTTCTGATGACATTGTACATATCGCACCAAGACCTGGTGAAGCAAGAACAAGTCTCGCAAATATTTCTAAAATTAAAAATACTTTTGGGTGGAAACCATCTATGAAACTTGAAGATTGGATTGGAGCACATTTATGACTGTTCAGATTTTTACCACTGTAGTGAATCGACCAGATTTTGTTGAAATACAATATAAACTTTTTGGTAAGTTTTTAAAGGATGAATATCAATTTCATGTTGTTGATGATTCTATTGATGAGACTATTTCAAATGACTTTAAAAATGTTTGTGACAAACATAAGATTCATTATTATCGCAAACCACAAAGCGAAAATAAAAAGTTTGATAATCCATTAGCAGGTGCTCGTCACGCAACAGAAACAATTCAATGGACTTATGATAATCTAATTAAAAAAAATCACTCCACAGATTTAATTTTGTTCTGTGATTCTGATATGTTTTTATTAGATGATTTTTCTTTGTATGAGTATATGGAGAATGAAGTCATCGCAGGTCATCTTCAAGTTAGAGGGCATGTAAAATACATTTGGAATGGTCTAATGTTCTTTGATATGAAAAAGATTTGTGAGATTGATTCAAATCTTGATTTTTCTGATGGTGTAGTTGAAGGTCAAATGACAGATATTGGTGGTCATCTTTATCCATATTTTAAAGAGCATAATATTCAATTTAAAAGAATCAATGATAGTGGAACTGATGGAGAAGACTATCCAGAATATCCATCTGAATATAATGGAGTTCAGATTCCAGTTTTATTAACATCTGATATGTGGTGTAAACCTGAAGATGGATATAATTTTGAACTTCATATGAATGGTAAGTTTCTTCATTATCGAGCCGGAACAAATTGGCATACTCAAACAAGTTGGAAAAGTAAAGAAGATCCTCTTAAAATCAAGGCAGAAATATTCAATCAAATTATTAAAGATTTCATCGACTAATGGATAAAAATAAAGCAGTACATAAACTCAAAGGTCTTCCTCCCATTTACTATCTTAATCTGGATGAACAACCAGAAAGAGCAAAGTATATGGAAGAACAATTTAAATATTGGGAGATTGAAAATTATACTCGTATTTCTGCTTATGACGGAAGAGATGGAAGAGATCTGGGAGATATTTTAAAAGGTAGGTATCCAGACAATATGTCTTCTGGTGAAGTAGGATGTGTGACCTCTCATCTCAAAGCAATCAAACACTGGATGGAGACTTCTGATAGTCCTTGTGCCTTAATGATGGAAGATGATTGTGATCTCAGTACAGCATCACATTGGACTTTTTCTTGGAAAGATTTTTATGCCAAAGTTCCTTATGATTATGATGTAGTTCAACTTGCTATTATTAACCCAGCACAAGTTCATTTACAATTACATCGAAGGTTTGTCAATGATTTTTCTACTGCTTGTTATATGATTACTCGTCATCATGCAGAAAAGTTAATTCGTCTTCATTGTCGTGATGGTAAGTATAAACTTGATCAAGGAGTCAAACCCAGAGCAGTTGCTGATGATTTAATTTACAACTCTGGCAATACCTTTGCGATTCCTTTATTTCTTTATAAGATTGAACTTGGTTCCTCTATTCATGACATTCATATTGATGTTTTTCATCGCAGCAGTTATGAAGGTCTTTGGCAGTTCTGGAAAAATCAAGCGGCTGATATAGAAGATTGGAGTGCTATTTTTGACTATGATCCTTATTTTGGTCGCATTCCACCAGGTTGGGAAGGTAAATAGTAAGCATTTATACTCATTATTGTCGGCAAACCGTAACAAAAAGTCCTTGACAAATCTTAATATTTCCTATATAATTCTGTAATAGTTCTTAATGAAACTTCAATGACGGTCACAACCAACGAGCGTGGGCAACAAAATATGTTTGCCAAAGAGCCTCAAATGTATTATGAAAATTATGGAATGTACTCTCCCAAAGAAGTCATCGTCCTCACCAATGGGCGCTGGGCAATGATGGGAATCCTTGCTGGATTTATTTCTTATGCCGCAACTGGTAAGTTTTTCTTTGGAATCTTCTGATAATTGATTGACAATGGCTGAAATTACGTTTACAATCACATCTGTTGCCTTTTTTGTTTTACTGGCAGCATCCGTAGAAAAACTTTGTGAGACTTATTAATGGCTACCTATTCCGTTACTCTTCAATCTCCCGATGGCACTCAAACTGTTATTCAGTGCCCTGATGATCAATACATTCTTGAAGCTGCTGATGAAGCAGGCGTAGATCTTCCTTCCTCTTGTAAAGCAGGCGCCTGCTCTGCTTGTGCTGGCAAACTCATTAGCGGCACCGTAGATAATGAGGAACAATCTTTCCTCGATGACAATCAGATTGCTGATGGTTGGGTGCTGACTTGTGTAGCATATCCCACTAGTGATTGTGTGATTTTAACCGACCAGGAGGAAAATCTGTAAGTGATAATATGCTTGGGCAACTTGGAGTTGCTCTCCAAGAACTTGGATGGGAAAGCACCGATGAACTCTCTGTTGAAATTGGTGGAGTGGCAGTCACAGGAACTGCTACTCATCAAGACGCCAATCCTAAGTGGGCAAAACCATTTGGAACTATAACCTATCAGAATGATGCTTTTATAGTTATCAAAAATAAATCCAGAAGTCCTATGGTCTTTTCCCAACCCAATCCTGAACTTAAACAACATCACCCCTATCAAGGAGAAAACAAATGAACAAAATCTTTACCGAACGCGCTGAAAAAATCAATGGATGGGCTGCGATGATCGGATTCGTTGCCGCTGTTGGTGCTTATCTGACCACCGGACAAATCATTCCCGGAGTATGGTGAGATGGAGGTTAAAATGCGTAGAGAGGGTTATCAAGTTCCTCAAGTTGAATTCGTATTTCGTGAGTCTGGTGAGTTTGTAAATAGAACATCTGCGGAACTCTTTAATGATAAGCGTGTGGTCATCTTTAGTCTGCCTGGCGCTTTCACTCCTACTTGTAGCGCCTACCAACTTCCTGGTTTTGAAGAAAGATATGACGACTTTCTTGGTCTTGGAATCGACGACATTTACTGCATTTCTGTTAATGATGGATTTGTTATGAATGCCTGGGCACAGGATCAGAACATTGAAAAAGTCAAACTCATTCCTGATGGCAACGCATATTTTACTCGTTCAATGGGTATGCTCGTCAATAAATCAAATCTTGGATTCGGTGATCGTAGTTGGCGTTACGCTGCCATTGTAAAAAATGGTATTGTTGAAAAAATGTTTGTTGAAGAAGGTCAACGTGATAATGCAGACACTGATCCTTATGAGGCATCAACCCCAGAAAAAGTTCTTGAATATGTTAAGTCAACTGTGAGAGAAACCGCAACCGTATAGGAGAATCCATATGTGGATAGGACAAACTCTTTTTGTTCTTGGTGTTCTTGCTCTAGTATGGAGAGCATCACAACCACCAGACGATGATGATCAGAGTGGTGGAAAACTTCAACCGATTTATATTAAGAATAATAAGTAAATATACTTAATAAAACTCTGCATTCCTAAATAGTATGCAGAGTTTTTTAGTTTATGCCAAGAGGACAACTAACGCTCCAAGAAATGAAAAGGATTTTATTAACGTATAAGAAAGAATTATATGAGGAAAATGCGTCTTATACTTCAGACCCAAAACATCTTGCTCATAAGTATTTAAATAAGATTCTTGAAAAAATTGAAGAATATAGGGTATAATAAATATTGATATAGGAAAATATTGTAGTATTATAAGTGGCACTTCGGAAACCGGCAGACCTCTTGACAGACCCTTGAAACCATGTTATGCTAAATAGGTCAATAAGAAAAGTCAGGGTTTTCTGACAATTCTTGATCTTGCCGAAAAGGGACGATAACTCCTTACCGGGACTAGGCAAGTAAAATCCGTCTCTCATATCCCTGCTGAGGGTGCAGGGAGCATAGTAATCCCACCATTTCCCTGATGGTATTACTTACTTTTTAAAAAAAAATGACTGCTACTATTGCACAACAACGACAACTGAATAATTGGGAACAGTTTTGTAACTGGGTCACCAGCACCGAAAACCGCATCTATGTCGGTTGGTTCGGCGTTCTGATGATTCCTACGCTTCTCGCCGCAACAATTTGCTTCATCGTTGCCTTCATTGCGGCCCCACCGGTCGATATTGATGGCATCAGGGAGCCAGTTGCTGGTTCGCTTATGTATGGAAACAACATCATTTCTGGTGCTGTTGTTCCAAGTTCAAATGCGATTGGATTGCATTCGTAAAGGAGTGCCTTATATCGGAAATGGTATAAGAAAATCGGGTGAATTGCTGGAAACCTAACCCAGTAAAAGGATAGAAATGTATAAATAGTAATATGGAAACCACTTCTATCCTAATGACTATCTACGAACAGTTTATTGAGTATTGTAAAACTGAAAACTTTGATAGTGAGTACTATGAAAAGCACCATATTGTTCCCAAGCATTCTGGTGGTACTGACGACAAAGAAAATCTGATTTACTTACCTCCTCATATTCACACTCTTACACATTATTATCGTTGGTTATCATTTCAAGAAATAGGCGATAAGGTTGCTTACGAAATGAGATGGAACCAAGATTTGGAAAGTGTGAAACTTCGTTCTCAACTTGCTGTTGAAACTAATAAAGAAAAAGGTAATCTTTTTTGGAATAGTGAATGGCAAAGAGAGCAAGGTCTAAAAGGTGGAACAAAAGGAGGTTCTGCTAATACTCAAAACCAGTTTCT